ACATTAAATATATTAAACAATTTTCCACAACAAATTAAATCTATATATAATTTCTGAACATGCGACCGAGATTTAAATATATACGGGGTTATTCCGTCAATATATTTATTTTTATATAATATATTACTATCAATTACAAATGGCAAATAACAAGATTTAATGATTGAACTATATACATCATTCACATTTTTATAAGAATATTTAATTATTTTTTTTCGTTTGCGAATATTATAATAAGAAATATACAATTTATGATTAATTCGCAATAAATCATTTGGTGTAATTTGTATATATTTATTTACTTGCAAGAGACTATTTATTTTTTTCGAGTCATTAAAATCATTATAAAATATATTATAATTTTCATACATAACATCCAATTTATCAAGAAAATATAAAACCCCGATAATAGAACTAATGCTACACGTTGAAATTCTATTTATTTTTATATATTTTTGGTTTTCCATTTCTTTTAAAAAAAATAATGCGCCCAAGGTATAACTTCCATTAAAAGCCCCTCCACTTAAAATTAAATCAAATTTTAACGGCGATTTGCTATTTTTCATATGACTCGGTAATTCACAAATTAATTTATTTGTATATTTTTTTATATCGTCCATTTTATTTTACACATATTTTTTTAATAATTAAATACGCTATAAATATATAATTATTATTTTATTTATAAGTTAATTGTAGGTTGTCAGCGCAAGTGTAAGCGTGCGCGCGCGTGGATAAACAGATTATCAGAATTCGTTTCAATATGTTTATTTATAAGCAATTGGTTATATTTATGGTTCAGAATATAATTTGTGTCTAAAAATGAATCATATAGTTTATATAAGAACGATTCGTGTTCGTACATTAATAATTTAATCTTTAATTCCGCATTGATATTTGCTTGTAGTACATTGTGTTTTAATTTATATATGTCAAGCATTCGTTCATTGTTATTAGTTTGAGTTATTTCATAGTCGTAGTCGTACATTTCATAGATATCATTGCATTTATCAGAATACATACGGATGATTATTATTAAACTACAAATAATCAAGTAATGCCAATTTAAAATTATACCTGATTTTATCGCAATAAATACACGTGTCACATTTACGCAAATATAATATTGCAATTTTAATATATAATAAAGGCACTTGTAAGATAAGTTAAGTATTTGAGATACGCCATTTACAAAATTGACAAAATTTTTAAAATCATGAATAAATAACGCAATAAGTTTCATCTTCATCATTCTTTTATATTAGCAATACTTTAAGTGTTCTTTTTACAAAACATAGATAATAAAATCAAATTTATTTAATTATTATTTTTAACTTGACGGAAGAGACGAGACCCCCAGTTTTATTTCGCCGAGACTTGCAATGTTATATTTTACTACAAATGGAAGATCATTTTCCAAATACATTTCTATTTGATTACATAAGTTAGTGCATTTAATAAAATAACTCAAATTTTTCAAAGAAAATTCGCCTTGTATAACCTTACTCGAATCTTGTTTTAAAACGAATTCCATACTTCCGTCCGCTTCCGCACGGTGTATTTCCGCAGAAGCGAAATTTCCAGAACATTTAAAGATTAACTCATTGCCAACAGATTTAATTTCCAGCTTATCTGAAATACAAGACAAATCGCGGATGATTTTTTGAAAATCAACAGAAGGCAAATTAATAATGGAAGAAAATTTTACATCTGGATATTCTAGTTCTTCTGGGTCAGGCTCAATAAGTCTTAATTTTTGAGTCTTACATTGTTTAATTTCCCCATTTTCAAATTTTAGCGCCAAATGTGAAACAATTCCATCCGCATAGTCGCAATTTTCAATATACATTGTTAATGTGTCATCATTATCAATGGTATTTATCAACTTGAATAAATGAAACATATTGACTCCGATTATAATTTTTTCCTTTTTACACTCATAGTATTCAAAATTTGGCGCCGCCAATAACAAATGAACTAAAATTGTGTGTGATTTGTCCATATTAATAATTCTTATTCCATCCGGGCGAAATGTAATATTTGTCTCCAATAAAATATCTTTTAATGCGGTCATTAAAGTTCTAAACGGAGCGATTTGAACTGTTTTTATTGTTAATATATTTCCTTCAGTTGATATTTGAGATTTATTTAATGTCATTATGTGTATTTTTTATAAATCTTTAAATATTTATTTAAATATAGTTAATAACTTTAACGCATTAATTAGAATATTACTCTTGTGTTTTGTGTTTTACTAATATAATATAATATAATATAATACAATTTAAACAATAATATAAAAATTATATGTCATTATATGTAATGAGTCAACAGGGTCAAAACATTATATTAATTAAAGAGGAAACAAATAATTTATTAAACCAATTATTTGATAAATATAGCGAGAATACTTATGTATTAAAAAGAATACAAACACATATTAAAAATTATTTGCCGCATATAATTGAAAATGAATTAATCAATTTTGAAAAACGACAAATTCGAATAAAAAATCTCATCAATGAACAGAAAATATTTATTCAAATATTTTTAAGTAAAAATCAATATTTTTATTTACAAAGTAGCAACTCATATTACGAATATTATAACAAACATTATAAAATTGTTACGGAAGACGATATCGTATATAACTTGCTAACGAATATTTCAAAGACAAAAATATTATTTGAATGGAAACATAAAACAAAAATTAACATTATGAAACAAATAAAGGAACGGGTTTTATTTAATAGTATCCCTGATACAGAAACCATACAAGAAGTATTAAATGTGTTATATCCGTCTATTTTTCAATCAAAATTAATGGCGAAATATTTTCTTATTGTTATCGGCGACAACATACTAAAAAAAAATACACATTTGATTTTTTTAATAAATAACTTGATGAAACAATTCATTCAAGAAATAGATAATATTTCAAACATGACCATCAAAACAAATATTTCTAATAATTTTTTATGCAAATATCACGAAAAACATTTATATGAAAATTGCCGGTTAATAAAATTAAATGAAGGGTTTTCCTTTGAAATGTGTAAAAATGCGATACGAAAAATAGGTCTAAATTTATTGTGCGTTGCGTCTCATTATTCAAACCGCTTCCGCGACTCGGAAAACTTTTGTAATAATATGTATGATGAAGATATTAAAATGTATATTTTATATTTGAAAAATAACAATCAAAAAATAATTATAGAAAATTTTTGTAATAACTTTATTCAACCAGCCAATAATGAAACATCCTTAAAAATAGAATGGAAACAATTACACTTTATATGGAAACAATTTATACATATTCATTATCTCCCAAACATTATCTATTCAAACACACTCAAAAATTTATTAAAGGAAAAATACAAATATGAAGAAGAGACTGACACATTTCACCATATTACTAGCAAATTTTTACCAATTATTCACGACTTTTTAACCTTTTGGGAAAGCACCATCATAATATCAAACAACCCAAATGATATTCACGAAATAGAAATTGACGAATTAACAACTATTTTTAAATACTGGATTAAACAAAATCAAAATATATGCAAAACAAACGGCAATTTAAATGATGAAAACACAATTAAAATAATTAATCATTTCTTTCCGGAAATTAATATAATAAATGACAAATACATTTTAAATATATATTCCATGTTGTGGAATAAAAATAAAGATATAAATAACTCATTGGAATTTATCGCGTATAATTTTAAACACACAAACGCAAACCTATTATCATTTGAAGAAGCATATAATTATTATTGGAAATTTGCGGCAGACCACATTTATAAATTTGTAGTCAGTAAAAAATACTTTGAAACATATTTACAAATACATATTCCTAAATATATTGTTTATGAAAAGTTTATTATTACTGACTGGATTTACAAATTAAATATTTAATCATTGTTAATTACCTCTGGGGTTAATTTATAATGCACGCTGCCGCCTTTGACCCGCCTGGATTTTGAACTCTTATTTTTCTTTGATTTTCTGGAAGACCTTGACCTTTTCTTATCCACCTTCACATTACCAAATGCTCCTTTTTTAGTGACGTAACCATACTTTACTAATCTGTTTTCCTTCTTTGCTGAAATATGCTTCGCTTTGGATTTAACACGACCATTTAAAAATACTAAATTCTTTTTCGTAAGGCCGCCAGATGTTTTATATGCGGTGTCGTGCCAAACTTGGGCTCTGGAACCTGTAAGCATTTTGTATTTTTTATCCTGTATTTTATAACTGCCGTCTTCGGTTTTAGTATATCTAGTCATATAAAATTACAATAGAAAATATATTTTAACGCAATATTAAAAATTATTTGAAATAACAATTATATTTTGTTTTTGCTTTACAAATATTATTCTACCTCCTAAATTATGGAT